TGATGCGATCACCGACTTTTTGGTCTCAGTCCCGGGTGAATCGACAGATGAAGGCAAAGACCTGAGAAAGCAGATGAATCGAGCGAGAACCGTTCGGTGGGTGGCGAAAGCACGTGATGGAGCGCTTAGAGGTGAAGTGACAGGGACCCTTTCTGATGGGGTCGTCTTCACATCGCTATTCGGTGTTCTCACGATGTGTGCTATGGTTGATGATGCTTGCACGCGTGCAGGCATTAAGAGAGAGATGTTCTCTGCGGGTGATGACACTAACATTATATGTGAGAAGATTCACTGGGCTTTGATTAAGCCTCACTTGGAGCAAGTGGCCGCAGACTATGGCTTTAATATTAAAGTCGAAGGAACATCATCTACAATCGAGGGCATCACATTTTGCCGTATGCAACCTGTTTTTGATGGTGCGACGTGGCGCATGGTTAGGGAACCCTTGGACAGTATGACCAGGGATGGAATGACCGTGAAGCCTGTGCCTAACGAGGCGATGTGGGATGAGCTTCGTGCTGCGAAAGCTCATTGCGGAACAGCCTTGACCTCTGGTATGCCCGTGTTACAAGCATTTTATGATATGCTTGGCAGGGGGACCACAGGTTTCAAGGAAGCCCGCATCGACTACCATTCGGGGATGCTCCGGATGTCAAAAGGGCTTGAAGCCAAACAGAAGCCTGTCTCTGACGAGGCAAGACTCTCTTTCTTCAGGGCCTTTGGGATCGATCCAGAACGTCAAATTGCGCTTGAGGAGTTTTACGGTACATTACGACCGTCGTACTCCCGACGCTGCGAAAGACTATTCCTTGACACTTTCGAAGAAACTAAATTTATATAAAAATTCCAAAATTTAAAAATGACAAACAGCAAAAGAAACGCTTCCAAAACAACCGCGCGACGTGGGGCACCCCGTCGCCGGCGTAACCGCAAGAGGGGACAAAGACAGACTCAGGTTGCTAGAGTTCTGTCTCCCTATCTTTCATTGATCAGCAATCCGTGTCACGCTGAGCTCGCACCAGGCCTCTACGGCTCCAATCAGGGACTATTAGCACGACTCAAAACCACCAGTAACTCAACAGCAGGTACTAATGGTATCAACGGGTTTGTGCTTTGGTCTCCTGATTTTGTTAACCGTGTCACATATGTGACTCAGGCGGGTCAACCCCCGAGCCTGTCATCCAACATCCTATGTTATGTTTCTGAAGACTCTGCCTCCAGACCCATCAATTCCCTTGCCGCACCTTTTGCTTCTGGTGCTACTTGGATTGCTGGGCAGAGTGGCTTTTCACTCCCGGACCCTGCCTATCCCTTATTGAGTGGTGATACGGCTCGTGATGCACGCACTCTCAGCGCGTGTATTAAGATGACCTACTACGGCAGATTGAATAGTAGTGCTGGGCAAGTTGCTTTTCTAGATAACTCCAGTATTTCTAATCTATTGGGTGGTGGCCCTTTAAACACCATCCCAACTGTCGATGAGTGGTTTCAATCTTCCAACGACGTCCGGCGGTTAGGCATTGACACACTTGAACATGTGTGGAGGCCTACAGTAGCCTCTGAAATCTTCAGGGACCCTTCAGATGATTGTGTGACGCTTATGGGTAATGGGGCCACCACTGAGGGCGAAAGCTCTCGTGTCAATCCCACCACCTTGTATGGGTTCGCTTGGCGTGGACTCGCGAACACGGATACGAATTTAGCCTTCGAGTTCATTAAGAATATCGAGTGGCGACCGGAGGTTGCATCAG